ATTTTCGAAAATATGACGTTAGGTAGCACCACGTTTGATAAATCGCTCTGTGACGAAATCATGCAGCGTGTGACGAACAACGAGAATAGATTCTTACTTTCATCGTTAAAATTAATTCCAAGCAAATACGGTGCATGGCGTGAGTCAAAACGTGGCGAGTTGCTTCCCATGAATTTACCAGAGAATAAATCACGTGCAGTCGCTCAGATTTTAGAGAAATTCGGCTTGTCTTGGAGAAGAACGAGTAATAAGAGAGGTGGTGAAAACGTATATAAAATTACAGATGAGTCTATTAGTAAAATGACAGAATACGCTACGCGCAGATATAGTAATTTCTCTTAGATGTATGCAGTTTTCTAGTTATTAATATAATACATAAATAGCAAAAGTGCATACATTTAACTAACACTAGACAATATAAAAAACTGTGCTATATTTAAATCACAGTTTAATTAAAGAAATGGTTTTAAAGATGGAAAACTACAAAATCAAAGTGAACAACGAAGCTGAAAGTAGAGAAGCTCAGGATTCACGCTACAAGACTGGAAGCAGAAAGGTTTATGGTGTTGGAATAAATGATATTCCTAACATTGCAAAAACTGGCAACCCAAACTTTTGGATGTACACTTTATGGAAAGGCGTTTTAGCAAGGTCTTTTTCCAAAAAGTTAAAAAAACAGCATGAAACATATAACGATGTGACGTGTTGTGACGACTGGTTTGTTTTTAGTAATTTTATGAATGATATAAGAAAAATTGAAAATTTTGATAAATATTCAAGCGAATCTTGGCATTTAGATAAAGATATACTTGTTAAGGGCAATAAGATTTACTCAAAGGATACGGTTTGTTTTGTTCCTAGTGAAGTGAATAACCTAGTAATAAAATCAAATAAAACAAGAGGAGATATGCCAATAGGTTTATCTATTCATAAAGACAGTGGAAAAATACAGGTTAGAGTAAGCAAGGGAGGTAGAAGTGTGTTTCTTGGAAAATTTAACAATATTAATGATGCTTTCTCAAAATACAAAAAGGAAAAAGAATTATATATAAAGTATGTAGCTATGAAGTGGAAAGGAATTATCTCTGATAATGTTTTTAATGCTTTAATTAATTATGAGGTAAATATAGATGATTAATTTTAAAGTCAAAAAAGTAGTAGCAGCATTACGTGGAGCGATTAAGAATGGATAAGTTAATACTGGCGCATAGCTACATGGTTGAATATGTAAAAAGCAATGGATTGGAGGTTACTGATCTTGAAGTTAGATGTGCATTCGATATAGCCGAAGCCATGCTCGCAGAAAACGAAAAACGCACAGATAAAACACGCCCTGCTGTGCTTGATGAGTTTCAAGTGGATTGGAGTCAAGCGCCTCATGATGCTAAATACTATGCAATAGATGAGAGTATGGATGCGCATTGGTATAGAGCAAAACCAATAATATCACAATTATTCGATGATGAATGGATTGGCGGTGGATATGAGCAAGACATAAAAGCCCCATCATTCGGCTACACAGGCAACTGGAAAGACTCATTGCGGGGGCGTAAATAATGCCTATAACATTAAACACCATCAAAGATCAGTCTTTATCTGAACAAGTGAACGCTTGGCTTGCAAAAAACAAAGCGACACATTTTGAAATGGGTGAAGTGCATGAAGTTAAGTTCATCCGCACTGGGTCGTCAAAACGTACAGTTCAGGAAAACGTGGCAACCGAAAAAACACGTGAAGCCAAAAAAATCGAAGCACAAGAAAAAGCAAGGCTAAAAAAGCAACAAGACGCAGAAGCGCTTAGAATCGTTTTAGAGCAACGTTTAGCTAATCAGCAGCAACTAGTGGCAGATTTCAGAAATAAAGCCATAAAGGGTGATTACAAGCGTTTTTGTGCAGAATTTAACTACACTAGAAGTCTTTTTGACAGCGTAGTGGTTACACCTATACGAAATGACCAATCTTATGAGCGTTTTTGTGACTCAATCAAACAATTCAGTTTTGGCAAGCCGAAACAAAAAGTAAAAAAGATTAAACCTGAAAAGGAGAAAACTAGACACAGAAACATAATCGAAAAAAGAAAAGAAGCCTTACTTGCTGGCGAATCAACTTTTATTGCTGAATGTAAACACCATGGAGTTACAAACTACATAACAAATAAAAACGGTTCCGCTAGATGCTCTCAATGCAAAAAAGAATCAGAAACAAAGTACATTGAAAACAGAAAATCAAGAGTTAAGTCTGAAAAACAGTTAAGAATCGATAGTAATAGAAAAGCAATGGATGTTGCTCTTTCCGTAAAAAGCACGGTAAGAACTTTCATTGGTGTTTGCGAAAAGCATGGAGAAACCATCTTCGTGATTATTAAAAACGCAAAGCAAAAAGGCAATGAAGCGAAATATAGATGCAGATGCCACCAGTGCAAAACGGATAACGCAAAAATATTCAGAGAAAGACGATTGCAACAAATTCAAAAGTAAACTACAATTTAACTTTAACGAAAGGGTTTTGACATGAAAATTAAAGAGTATTTAGAAAAGCAAGCTAATGGCGAATACGTTTTAATTGAAGCGTATAGAAAAGAAGGTAATGATTGGATTGAAGTTCCATGTGGTGCTGAATTATATGCAAAATCTAAAGAAAGTGCATATGTATTTTTTGCAAAAGATAATGGAGAAACATTGAGTACATTTGGCTCATTTCATAAAAACGAATGGCACAAAGAGTCGACTCTTAAAATTGGTAATATCCATATAAATTACGATATTTTATGGCAACGACCACAACAACCTGAATCATTGCCTTTTGTTGATGATGAGGTGCAAAGCATCAACGACCAATACGCTGAAATTGAACAGGTTCGTCAGCAGTCAATAGATGCAACCCTAGCAGAGCGTCAATCAACTTATGGAAGTTTCGAGGATGTGGCTTTTGTTACTGAAAATATTATAAGCATCTTAAAAAAATGCAATTACGATTCAATGCCGCATACGCACAGAATGGCTATGTATATGATTGCTTCAAAAATGGCGCGCATCGTAAATGGTGACTTTAATCACCTCGATAGCTGGCACGACATAGGCGGATATGCAAAGTTAATCGAGAACTTAATTAAGGAGAACAACAATGGATAAAATGAAACTGGCGCATGAATACGCTTTAGAAATGGCAAAGCAAGGCATACCACTAAAAAGCTGCAAGGAACTTGGTTGGAAATACGCAGATGCAATGCAAGCCGAAGCGGAGAAGCGTAACAAGGCAGAAGCACAGCAGAGACGCAAAGAAATCCGCGAAATGCTAAACGCTGACAATACTTTTGTTGAGCGTGAAGGTCAGCATTTTGATGATGTGGAAGAATGGCAACCTGACTGGAGTCAAGCGCCTAACGATGCAACAGCATGGGAGTATTTGGGACATAACACTGCAAGATGGCACACAACAAAAAAGGGTGCATTTAGAGGTGCGGATTTATTCGGATACAGTGGGGTTGGTATGCTTCTTGTGGAGCGTCCACATGGCTTCTAAACGCAAATACAATCCAAACAGATTACTAAACATGCAACGTGCCAAAGCAGGCATGTTGTATGAGTTCGACATGACATTCAACATTGAAGATGTGAATCTTGCGATTGATCAATATCGTGATCTTAACGGACTTGATGAAGATGCCTATTGTCCTGAATGGCTTGTCATTGAGACATACGAGCAGCAAGACTTGATCATTGCTATGAAAATGTCACAGATCAAAGATCCTGAATACTGGGAGGTTGCGATTGCTAGCCACTTCTACAATTCTGAATTAAATGACGTAAAAACGATTGATTTTTACATTGAACTGCCTGAAATGTCGCACGCTGATATTATGAATGGGTGCGCCTTAAAGGTGAATCGTGGCGCAGGAATCAAAACACGATGGAAAGGGTTGCAGCAAGAAATGGTTGACAACTGGCACACTGAAACCATGCCTGATGGTTATGAGTTACTAAAATCACAGGTTTACTTGAAAGCGAAAGCACGATTTCACAATGTAAAAATGTTCAATGAGCATAACTATTTGCTTAAATTGCGAGACATGGGCATTTTAATAGATACACTAAAAACGCTGAATGCAGCATAGGAGAAAAGAAAATGAGCGCAAACATAACAATTCAATCAGAAGTGACTGAGATTTCAATAGAGCACGATGTATATAGTGATCTAACTGTATCTGTAGAACGGCACAAATTTAACGATCAGATCAAGGTAACAATCAATGATTTAACTATAAATCTTGATGATGGCATTGCACTTGAAATGCTGCACTCATTAGCTCAGCACTTTAATTATGAGTTGATTGACAAGGAGCAAAGCCAATGAATGCGATTAATAAGAATGAGGTGAGCATGTTTAAGGTTGGGGATTTTGTTTTACCCATTTCCAATGAGTTTTCAAACGAGGTTTGTGAGCTTACAGAGGATTACGTTGGTCAAGACTTTAAATATAAAACAAAAAAAGGCGGATTTGGTTACATCGTAAAATCTTTTATGCCAACTGCTTGGCGCCACGCCACACCCGAAGAAATTGCAGCAGGTCATCGTATTGACCATATCGTTGACATCAACGACATGGTTGACTGTGAAATCCTAGACTATCCAGAAGATTACACCAGTCCGAATTGCAAGAAGTTTGATGAGAGGGTGAAGTGATGAGAAGTGAATTTGATGAGCTAAAACGATTTGCTATAGCTGACATTTTGTCTGTTAGTGGAAGACAAAAAACAACTGAAACTGTGGATATGCATATTAACACTATTATTGATATTGCATTTTTAAAAGGTCAGCAGGAATCCCAATCCAAAGTGGGTGAGCTGCAAAAGCAACGTGATTCATTCATTAAAGCTTATGAAATTGAAATTGATGAAAGTGTTGAACTGCAAAAGAGGGTGGATACACAAACAAAACATATCGAAATGGCTTTAATAGCAGTCAAAGATATACATAAATCAGCGATAGATGAATTTCACGACTGGGATGTTCTTAATGAGAAAGAGCCTAAGCTGTGTGAGCATTTGCAAAATTTAAGTGTTGCTATTGGAGAGTTAGAGCAAGCGCTCAATGGTGGTGGGGAATGAGTAATCCATTTTCTGTCGGCGATAGTGTGATGCATGACGTAGAGCATTGGAAGAAACCGACAAGCGTATTGACTGTAACACATATTAAAAATCTTGTTGTGGTGGCAGTTGATAATAGTGGTCAAAAGTTCGTTGGAAATTATGGCTGCTTCAATTTAATTAAGCGAGGTGCTTAATGACCACATTCAAAAACACTAAAAGCAGATAAGAATAAACCCGCTTAGCGCGGGTTTTTCTTTATAATATGGTCAGTAAGGTAGGACTCGAACCCACATATACCAGCATCCAAGGCTGGACGATTGCCATTTCTCGTAACTTACTGAAATTCCTTTTACCGCCACAGATAAGGATAATCTGCTTTATATAACGGCTGAACGATTATTTTACCCATCTATGACAACAGGCTGAAACTTGGCTACTGATACTCATTGCTTGCTGTTTTGATAGAACAGGGCTTGGTGCGGATACACCTTTCTCATTGCAACCGCAATCGTTCTAATGGCTGACCAATTTAGATGAAGTGAACTAATTCATATTCTGTGTTGAATAACACGACCTATGCTAGGCTTCTTTGTGTTTATACTGTTGATCAGGCAGATTTATCACAAACTCTTTTATACCAGTGTGCATCTTGCGGATTACACTCTGCTGCATTATCGTATCCAAACGGAATTTCACCGTAGCAATACTCAATTCACTTCTCTAAATTATTGGAGCGCCTAATAGGATTCGAACCTATATCGTATGCACTAGAATTGCATTGTATTATCCATTATACGATAGACGCTTTAATTGTATTGATCGGCAACGTGCGAATAGTTGCATACATGCACTTTGATGTATCTGACGCATGTTTAGCTCTCACTGTGTCGCCCACAGATTCGATCAATAAAAACATATTACTATTTAAACATAAATAAAACAAGCACCGACACGAAATAATTTAGCTTATTTCTTTTGCATCGAATAACAATTACTTGTTTACGCTCATGCATTGATCATAACGCCATTTTTGACGAGTCCAAACACCGTAACAATTGTTTGCTCTGATGCTACAATCTTTCTTAGCAACATACTTGTATTTCAACAGTGATTCACAAGCAGCGACATATTTACCTTGCTTTAGATTGCGAAGCATTGACGAACCATTCCAGTTCGCTTGCCCGTAGTTATAAACAAAATCAAGATACACGTCATACTCAACTTGTGACAGCTTCACACCAGTTAAAGACTTTCTAAAAGCAACTTCATCTTTCGCCACGTGCGCTTTGCTGATTTCAATAGCTCGCTTCTGAGTAATCGGCGCGTCAGTCATTCTAACTTTTGTACCATTCTCATAAACCGTTGAACCTATGCCGATTGTTGGAACTTTGCCGCTATCAAGATACGGATTCGGCTTGTAGCCCTCGAAGCCGATTAGCGCAACAAAGAAAGCAGTCGAAGCAGTTAATCCACCAACAATATATTTAGTCTTGTTTGACATTGTAGCTCTCACTCAATTTCTTTATTTCAAACTCATGAATATCTTGCTCTCGTTTAATGCGTAGCAAAGACTCAAGTTCTTCACGTTTATTGCGCTTATACTGAAAGTAAGCATTTAATAAAAAACCAGCGACAGCAATAAAGAGACCTGCAAATGCGAGCCAATCTATACTTGCCAACACACCTAGCACGCTTGCTCCACCGCCTGCATATGTCGCCTTTGTTGCTGCCCCTGCTGCTACTTCCGCAACACTACTTGCTGCATGATCTGACATGACTTAATTCTCCAGAAAATAAAAACCTGATCTAATTAAAGATCAGGGTTGGATGTGGTTTGTTGGGTTATCAAATAAACTTCAAAATCGCATAACCGTAATTTTTTGAATTATCAACTTTAACAGCAATACTGCTTGATGCTGTATCTGACTGGATTGACACATTTGATGATTTTTCGATAAGCTCAAAATTACGATCACAGTAATCTGGTGGCAATTCAACACGCTCTGTTACTGCTGTATGCCAGTCAAGATACAAATAATCACCACGCTTACTGCTTACCGCATACTGTGCTGTTCTTGTCAGCACTGGAAAGTGCTTGCGATAAACTACTGCTGCGAAATAATCCCCAGCCCCTAGAGATGTTTTACCATCAACAACATACAGATATGATTTCATTGATGTGCTGAGACGCAAGGCTTTCCCCTCTACATTCAATCTGCGTTTATCCATAGAAGCATCAAGAATAGGCAGCATACCAAGGGCAAAACCTACTGTATGAGTAGCATCGTGCTGGATGATGCGGTCAGCTAAAATGCCTGTCGCTTCTGTTTTGGCAGAATCAAAATCAGCAATACTTGCGAAAGTGACTTGACTTAAATTGGTTAGATTGTAATTGGTTGCACCTTGTGTAAATGGTAGAGTTTTTGGAACATAGAAAAATGAGTTTGCTCCAAAACGCACAGATTGTCCAAACATAATGTTCTGAAAGCTCGGAATATCAGTTAAAGCCAGAAAATCAAGTGTTGCAGCATACCCACCTTCTGTATCAAAACGGTGGTCAAGTGATACAGACGCACATGCTGTTCCATCGTATTGCAATATTTCACTACCGCTATTTGCAATTAACCACTCAACAAGTGCCAATTTATCAATAATTTCATAAGTTTCGTGAAATGTGATGTTGCTCTTATATGTGCGAGTCATATTTGAGATCGGCAATTGCACACCATCAATCGACATACGCAACTTGCGATTTTTGATTGATGGGTAAAGCTGTCCTGATGATGTTGCTGTCACCGTCATGGTTGTGGTATTTGTTGCGCCACTGACATGAGTTAATGTTGCATTACTAGCGATAGCACCACTTCTTGCACGAATCGTTACATCGAGAGTATTTACATCTACAATACGTGTTATTACCCACTCCTTAGAGCCGTCAGACCAAACCGAACCAATATCAGCATTTGTTTTTCCATGTCCTGAAACAGTTAATACATATTTTTGATAACCATGATTCGCACCCACCAAAGTACCATCAATGCCGTATGGTGAAACATCATCGCCTAAATTTCGATTAACAATTCCGGCGTTCTCGGATTTGAAATTAAATACAGTGGATGCGGTGCGAGAAATATCAGAATAAAGAATTAAATTCAGCGTTATAGCTAAATCCCCATTTCTCGTACGTAGTGTTGCTTCTTTCCCTGTAATTGTGATTCTTGGCAAGTCAATATGGTTGTCGAGATATGCCGAGTTCAACAGAGTGATCTGACCTACTGATTTGCGATAAGTTGTTGCTACCGCGCCAAGTTCTAATTGCAGATCCGCATAGTAAGTGTTTGATGCTGATGCGATATTAAAACTGACATAGTTTGCGCCCGTAGGAACTGTGAAAGTCAGCGGCATTGCTGTCTTGTCATTAATCACGCCTACAGCAGTTGTATCTGTCTTGTTCGCATAAAATCCAACATTAAACTGCGTACGCTCACCCGACAGTGTGTATTTTTGACCCGCAACGACTGGAATCATTGCTGAACGTGACCAGCCTGCCACTGCTTGAATACTTCCATTTGTTCCAACGTAACTACCGACCACAATATCTTTAGTCATGTCAAATAGGTTTGCACTGGCGATCTTTGACTCGTAACTTTCTGCTGTTAATGCTTCCAAATCTTTCTTTAAGACAACATTTTCAGATAATGCAGAATCAATAATAGATGTCTTATTTGCATTGTATGTCTCATAGCTTGTTGATGCACCGCCTAGCTCTAACTGCAACTGACTTGGCTCGGATGCTGACGTGGACTTGACGTTAAATGCCACATACATTGCGCCAGCAGGAACTGTAAAAGTGTAAGGTGTGGTTGCTGTGACATTTTCACTCGCCACCGCTTGCACGACATTTGCAAGAATCGGTGAATTTGAAGAATAAAATGCAAGACCGTTTGCTTTGTTTGCATTGGCACTTAGTGTGCATATTTGTCCAGATGTTACAGCAATTAAGCCCGAATGTTTCCACCCAACAGCATCGTATTGAACACCATTTGATCCAATATATTTATCTACTACACCAGTAGCAGGGTTGTATTTGTTTTTGCCAACACCTGTTGTTTTTATCTTGTTTAGCTCTGTATCTGTATAACCCTTCGCCTGCGTCAGCGGATCATAAGCACTCTTAGTTAGCGTTGTGCCATTCCACTGATATGTACCGTTGTTTGTGCCATCGTTGGTGACTTCAACAACTGTGTTTGCTGGAAGTGATGCTTGAGCAGCTTGAGCAGCCGCAAGAGTTGTGTAGGCTTTTCTGCCGCCAGCATAAGCTGCAAATGTAGTATCTACTTCTACTTTTGTGTATGTGGTTGCCTGTGGTGCTTTCAACGATAAAGCATCATCCACTTCAATTTTTGTATAAGTCGTGGCTTGTGGTGCTTTTAATGATAAAGCATTATCTACTTCTACTTTTGTATAGGTAGTTGCTTGAGGTGCTTTGAGTGATAAAGCGGCATCTACTTCTTCGCGAGTCATTGTGTTGATTTGAGGAACACTAGCAAGTGTATAAACCTGTCTACCAAGTCGCGTTTCAATCAATTCACCAGATGGACCATTCACCACTTGTTCAAGTGTTTCAGCATCTTGTGATGCGTCAATTAACTGCTGTTTCGTAATCGGGTCAGTCATTAGACTATCTCCACAAAATTTATATTTTATACTATCTCATTGATATGGTCTTTGTCATTCTGATAATAACGCGCATCATATTGAATTGCTCTTACAGTTGATTCAAACGTTGCGGTTGGGTCTTTTTCCTCAATCAGATACGCATCAAAATCGGACTCAGTGGCAAGTGTGATTGAGAAAGCGGCATGAGCCACACCATTCACTACAAGCGGCATGAGTGGGATGCGTGCAATTTCAATCCGAAATTCATCAATTTGCTGCACAATGTCTATCACATCAACAACGCCTGTTTTAAGCTGTAAATGGATGACATACTGTTTTAACGGGTCAAGATCAACGGGATAATCGAGTGTTAAAACTGTGTTGTCTTGCAGTTCAATCTCGCCACTGCACAGGATTGGCACAGTTGAATCAACTAAGGCAATACGGTCTTTACGTGTCACAAGATCAGCTTCACCGTATGCCGTGAACTCAACCGCCTTTCTATTGAAACGCAACTTGTTCCACACTCGCCACGCTAGAAAATGCGCTTGCAATGGATTAGTTACGCCTACAGTCTCGATTGTCTTGTAGTTTGTTTGTAGCTCATCAGGCAACTTGATTACAGCTTCCGCGTAGTTATCGCTTGGGTCCCGCCATTTCAGTTCAACCCCATCATAATCATCTTGAATGCCAAACAAATCGTTAATATTTAGAGACTCAGGCTTCATATTGCGATGATTAAACAATATTAATGAATTGGGAGTTTCACGTTCAAAGCTGAAATAATGCAACCCATTTTCACGTCTTGCAGTACAAAATACAGCTTCCGCAATCATGAAAATCATTTCTTGATATGACGCATTTTTGTCATCAAAAGTATAATTGAACTCACATGCTTTTGATGTGCCAAAATAATCTTCTATCTCATCAGACAATTCATAAAGTGACTGAACATCAATTTCAGAAAGCTGCATACGCCCGATAAACGGATCAGTCGCAATATCGACTACAATGTCCGCAAAGTTGTTTGTTGCAATACGTTGAGCAGATTGTACGCCACTGCTGTAACTGTACAGCTTGCGTGTGGTAATCATGTTAAGTTCGCTTGCATTTGTGCCTGAGCCGATTGCTAGACGCTTCAATCTCGCTACTGTCACATCGTCATACCAAAGTTTCAGCGTTTGATAGTAGCTGTATGCACTTTCAAAAACCACATCATCTATTAGGCTGGCACTGTTGCCATTATCGTTGATCCGTTTGACACGAAAGCGGAATTGACCTGTGAACGGAAATGCCTGTTTGATGGTCATGCCGATTGGGTTGCGATTGCTCGCTGTGCCTTGCATCGTGCTACCGACTTTATAAATCACTCCAGTTGGAACGCCATCAATGACTTGCTGATAGTGGACTTCAATCGCAACTTGTTTTGCTCTATCGCCATCATAAATCCCGTTTTGTGCCAAGAAATTCAGGATAAAGCCTGTCGTGTCTTTATTGCCGCCATAGTACCAGCCAATGAAGTTTTCGCTTGAGCCTTTGAACGTTACGAGCCGATTCAGCATATCTGTAACTTGCTGTGAAGTCAGTTCGCCCAGTCGATTCCAGTCGCTATTTACAGTTGCTGGATTTACTAAAGTGATTTCATTCGCTGATACGCTTGATATTGTATAAGTCCCACTTAAATCAATATTGTTTTCATTGTCTGCAAGCACACCCGACAGCACGCCTGATGTATCTGCTGATAACAACGTGAAATTCGGATTCACTTCACCAAAATTACTGCTTAGTGTCACTGTATAAACCCATGCGCCCGATGAACCAGATTTAGCAATTGAATCTACATTATATTCACCAGCTAAGTATAAATCTCCTACTGTGGCATCATTAACAAGCAATGAAACAACACGGATTTTTTTAAAATAATTTGGATTATTAATATCTATGCTTGTTGCAATCGTTAATGCGCCAGCGGTGGAGACATTTGTATTTCCAGAAATAGTTACATCATCAACAGTGCCGAAAATGGCGTTTTCAATGATGATCTGCTCGCCACTAGCAAAATTGCTCGTAAAGTCTGAATAAAGATCGCGGGTTATACTATTCCAGTATTTGGTAATAACATTCCATTTCCATTCCTTTTCAGTGCCTTGTGATGCAGTGGTCACATTGAGTTTATTGCCACTGAATGAAACACCGTGATATTTCAACACTCCACTATTCGGTGACAATAGTGTCTGTTTCCCATCAACTGAACTAATTTGCTTTGTGACAAGTGGATATTCTTCAAATGCTTCACCGATTTTAATTTGTGGCGATGCGCCAATTAATGAATAGCTTGGCTCATAAATCGATATTGATGCGCCCTCAATCGTATTAACAGGCGTTTCAGCTTCTTTTATTGAATCTGGATTAATCTCATAATAACCACGACCGATGCACAATAAACATTCTTCAACCTGAACATTATCTTTGTAGTAACGATATACAGGCGCAATAAGATCAGGAATTGATTTTACAGTGCCGTATTGGTCATTGATTCGTTGATTAACACGATGCTTGTTTTGGCGTTGTCCTAATGAATTGTTACCCGAACCTGACGTATCTGCTGACGCTTCAACTTTCGGCATGTTCATGTAGGTATAAACAGACACAGCTACAGATGCAGCCAAAGCAGCCCAAAGCGCCCAAGCAGGCAACGCCGCCCCTGCATGACACACTACAAAATAATCAGCATCAGCATTTAGTAAATCCAGTGCATCTTGTCTTGTTTTTGGCGTGACATCGTTTTGCACACAAACACTGTCTTTATATAAGCGAGCAAGCGGAAAATACTCACGAATCTGCATCCATTCTTTCAATAAACATTCATAGTCTTTTTCAATGAACTCTGAAACATCTAATTCATTTTGATATATTTTGAGCTTCATAAAATCTAAACCTTGAATAATTGCGATCTAAAGTCCGTAGTGTTTGAAAAAGTGCGCCCTGTTCAGACAAATGCAAAACATGATTACTATAAAACAAACCGACATGCGATTCATTCATTAAGTTAGTCATTAAGACTACACAACCATCTTTCGGTTTTTCAAGTTTTTTTGCTTGCCTAAAATTATGTCGTGATGCATTTAACGATTCATTTACAGTACCCGTTAATCCAAGAAAGTGCTTTGAATAATCCACATCAAATAAGTATTTTGCTGCATCAACCACAAAATGTACACAATGATATTTATTAGCGTCATACTTGCGATTTAATAGCGAATCAATACTTTTCATAATAATCCTTTTAAATCAGGGAAATCATTCAAGTTGTAGGTTTTGCCTGTCTTGACCGCATTTTTATCAGAAGTCTTGGCTTCAAATGTTGTGGCTTGATGGTCGCGATTCATCTGTTTGATTGCTAGACCCTTAATGATTTCAATCGGCTTTTGCTTTGTGAGTTGCATTGAAACCACATCGAAAGCATATGAGCGATAAATAACTTGCGGCTTTTCATCGCTGTTTGCTTCACGAATCTGTTTGATCAATGGCGGTACAATCTCGCCCAAGTCGCCCAGCGTTATGCTTATTGATTGATCTAGGTCGTCAGAAGTTGCACCGCGTTTAATCAACAAAGGCGCAAATTCAAACGTAGCTACTTCATCATTTTCAAGTGTCACAGTCACACCATCAGCATGATTTGTGACAATGCGGATCGGTGCAGCCCACAGTGAATGACTTATTTCCAACGTCTCAAGCATCACGACACTAGCTGCACTATCAAGATGAAAGTCTTTAATGTCGTTGACCGTTATTGTCATGTCAGATTCTCCAGCGCGTTTGGCAAGTCAACATTGACCAGTTTTTCAAGCAGATTAACCAGAGCAGCAGCATCACCAGTTTCCCAAACGTCAATAATGCCCTGATCAAACTCATGATCAACAGGTTTCGGCTTGCAACGTACTGAGAATGAAGCACGGTACACAAGCCCGTTTCGTTCCTGCACCTGTACAGAATTGGCAATAAACTGACACTGATAGGTTGTCATCTCCGTGTCATCAACCATTAAACGCCACAAGAAATTACGAGGATTTAATGTGTGACTACGCCAAAACGCCCAAAAGTATTGCTGATGCGCTTTATCATGCAGTGATACAGTCGCATTAACTGTATGCACATTATTGACAAATTGCACACGCTGACGGGAAAAACCGCCCATTAACGCCTGTTCAAGCATGTTGTTTGCCGGCTGTGGTGTATAGCCCTGCTGTAAAGGGCATAGAGCAAAGCTATTCATTACATACGCTCCCGTCTTGCTGTAGTGTTACGCTGCAATTGCTTACTTTCGTATGAGTTCGCGTCATTAATACGACCAAATGCTTGTCTAATACGTTTATCAACAACATCAATTGTCACATTGCCATTTGAGTCTGTTTTTTCTGTTGCAGTATAACCTTGTGGAACATTAATTGTAATATTTACAGGAGTGTTGTTTTCACGCCGAGAATTAAGATATTGAGTCAAGTCTGTGTTTTGACGTGGCGATAAAACACGCTCGCCTTTATCCAGCAAATATGTCGCTTCTTTAGGAACATAATCTTTACCGCCATGAAACACGCCTGCAACTGATTGAATATTTCCAACAATGCCTGCCGTTGCAGCCGCAACACTTGCCATTGCTGCTAAGTTGTAAGGGAATGGGTTTGCTGATGCTTCTGCAATACCAGTTTGAATAGCCATAATTGAACGTGCAATTGCTAAAGCTTTTTCAGTGGCGAACATGACTTTATAAATCCCTGTCCGCTCTGCGCCCGAATTTTTTAGCATTTCAGTCATTGAGCCAAAAAACGAGTCTGCGCTTGCAAGTTGCAAGTCTAGCTGCGCTCTCTGCATGTCCTTTTCTTTTTCTGCATACTTTTTATCTAAAGCTTGTTTGGCTTGCAAATATTGCTCATGAACTTCTAAAAGCTGTGCGTTTCTAGTCTGCTCATCTTCAATCAAGCTGATTCCAGCGACTTGATCATTGTACGCCCCTTGTAGTTGTCCAGAAGCTTCACCGTACTCATTTTGCAATTGGAATTTCGCATATTGGTCAGGGCTTTTCTTTTGAAACAACTCATCTGCTGCACTTTGGCGTGTCGACTGAATAACATCCGCATATTTCGCTAAAGTCTCAAATTCTTCAATTCTTTGCTTAGCGATATTTGCCTGCAACAAAGCATTTCGCTCAACAACATCATGCGTCTTGCCGATTTCTTCTCGTTCAAGCTCATAGCGTTTCTTGATGCGTTCCATTTCGGTGTATTGAAATTCTGTAGCATCGAAAATTCGCTTTCTCTTATTCAAGTCTATTTGATCAGCTTCAAATGCCGATCTGTCAATTAATGAATCTAAAGCTTGTTGCTTCATATCATCATTCATATCTGCATCAAGTTTGATCTTGATAGAGTTTATTTCAACTTGTTTATCTAGCTTTTCTTGCTCAGTTAGCTGCCATTCATTCAACTCATAAGAAAGCTGTGCTGTATATAGTTGCTTTTCAAGATCAGCGCGATTTCTAGCGTTGTCAGAAAAACCTTTAGTGTCTTGTGGAGAAAACTTAGCTTCACGAATCTTTTTAAGTTCTTCTTGGAGATTCATCTCGATTTGCGTTTCACGTGTCGCATATTTATATTTAATATCTTCACGTGCTTTCGCTTCTTCTTCAAGTAAGCGCAAACGTTCTTTTTGATCTCGCTCAGCCTGTTTAGCTGAATCTTTTTCAATCTTGCTGTTTTTCTTTCTGCTTTCAGCAATAGCGTCCTCAGTTGCTTTAAGCTTATTATTCTGTGCAATATTCTGATCAACTAGTTTTGCGGTTTCTTTGTTGATTGTATTACCGCTTTTAACATAAGCTTCTGCGAATCCTTTTGCTCTTTCTAAATCATAGCCACGTGACACTAGCTCATTGACCAATCCTGTCTGAAAAGCACTTTTCCTTAAACTATCCATGTAATCAGTTTGCGCTTTGCTCGCTTTTTTCACAGCATCTTCGTTATTTTTTGCTGCACTCGTATTGGTATCAATCTTGTAAGCAGCATTTTCAGCTTCATTCCCTGCAAGCTTTACAGTTACCTTGAAAACACCCAGCGCTTTCTCATCTGCATTGATAGATGGTAGCATTTCACGATATTTTTGATTCGCATCTTCCGCCGCTTGGATTTGCTCTCCAGTGAATAAATCAAGTTTATTTAAGCGTTTAATCGCTTCCGATTGACTGATTACACCAGTTCTGACGTCATTACTAATCTTTGCAACTTCTGCATTGCCTTTTGTGAAGTTCTGCATATCAATAACAGTGGCGTTAAACTGATAACTTAGCTCTTTAAGGCGCTTATTTTTCTCATCAAAAGACTTTTGCAAGTCATTTTTTGCAGCACGTTTTTGGCTGCCTTCTAGTTTGTTTAGGTCATCAGCAGCTAGTTGAGCATACTTTGATGTTTCAAGTAGTTTCTTGTTAGCAGCTTCATTTGCTTCACTCATTTTGTTGAATGCAAATACCGCTCCTGTAACCGCTAAAGCAAGCACACCGATTGGACCACCGACCAAAGCAAAAGCGCCTGTAGCAACACGTCCAAAAATAGCCGTAGCTGCTGTTAATCTAGTCTGCGCTGCTGTTTGAACGTTGGTTGCTGCCGTAACTGCTGACTGAGCCATAGCATATCGTGTGGCTGCTGCTGTAGCCCCATATTTAGCTTGTGTTTCTGCATTGGTTGCTTGTGTGTTAGCTAGATGCGCTTTAGCAGCATTTGTTGCTGCTGTAGCTTCTGCAACCTCTGCCTGTGCTTCTGCTATTGAAGCATTGCGAGATGCAATTGAAGCAGCAATGTCAGCTTCTACAGCAACGGTTTTTGTGATGATTGCTTTTGTGATGTAGCCAATTCCTACCGCTAAAGCAACGTCAGCTATTAATAAGATGTTCTCAGCAAGAAGTTTTATTGATCCTGCAAGCGCATCAGCAGCACCGCTGCCTTTGCCTGCTTCACCTACAAACTTTGTTACTTCATTGCTTAATACGGTGATTGACTGAGCGATGGTCATGTCTGTTCTTGAAAATAACTCGTCTACAGAATCGCGCGCTTTTGTGAGTGCTTTTACGAGAACGTCACTAGTTATCTTGCCGTTTTGAGCCATATCCCTAAGCTCGCCAATGGTAACACCAAGACCGCTTGCAATTGCCTTTAACAGCGCTGGCGTTTGCTCTGCCACTGAGTTGAATTCCTCGCCACGGAACACCCCTGATGCCAAGCTCTGCCCAAACTGATTTAAAGCCGCTTCTGCTGCCTGTGCGCTTGCCCCACTAATAGCCACGGCTTTTGATACTGTTTCCGTTAGCTGTGCAGTTTGTTGCATGTTGATATTTAAGCTTTTAGCATTATCAGCAAAACGTTGATAGACCTGAACAACACCATCCCATGCTTGGCGTGAGTTCTGAGCAATGCGAAATGTATCAGCCATTGCCGTGTTTAAATCTTGCTGCGAAGTTGTCACAAGCTTTAAACGGTTTTGCATGTTCGTGAACATATCAACTTTGTTTATTGCTGTTGCAACTGTTAGAAATCCCGCTGCGTATGTTGTTAATTGAGAAAAAGCACCGCCTAGCCTATTAGATGCGGTTTCTCCTTGAGTCGTTAGTGCAACCAACTCTCTGTCTAACTGCTTTACATTCTTTTCAGCTTGTCGAGAATCGACAGTTATTACTAGAGTTGATTGCTGTTGCATCTGCTACACCTTTTTGCTTTGCGCTTCAATGAAATCATCGTCAATCATAAAAATACATGATGAAAACAATTCAAAATCAATTGGATTATCGAATGATTCTAAATAACATTTTATATCATGTAGTGATAAACGCAAAGCAAAACCCTGCTCATAACGCCTTGATCTTGCAATTACGTTATAAGCATTGATTATCATGTTTACAGTATAGCTAGGGTTTGGTTCTTCTTCGCTTATTCGCTTGTCAATTCTCAAGGCTTTGTAGATTGCGTTTTGCTTTTTCGCTGCGTCTGTGCCTTTCCAGTTGATTCTGTCTCTGACTTTCCCAATAATTCATCTTTAGCTGTATCAGCTTCAAATTGAATACGTCTAGCGTTTTCCATAACGAATGACCACAAGTCAATGTTGTTGAGTAGTGCTAAAGCTCCATTTTCTTTTGTAAATTCAACTTCGACTTCATTGCCCTTTTCACCCATCTTGATGTTACGCCAATCAGCAATTAAATAACGCCCTGCCGACTCAAGCATCATTTCGGTTGGTGATTCATCTGTATCTTGAATGTTTTTCAGATCAATTGCACGCGCTTTAGTTCCGACCTGATCCATTGCAACGTTATATGTTTTATTGCCAATTCCATTGATTAGAAATTCTGCACCGCTTTCATGTTTAACCCATTGCTGTGCTTTTTCAGGTGACTTTTGAATAGTTAGCGTCAAAGACATTTCTTAAACCTCAAATTATTTTCGTCAGTATAACAAAAAAATATAAACATTGTTTGACATAAAAACATAAATAAACTAGGATTCAATTATCGAATAGGAGATAGAAATGAAAAAATTAATCTTAGCCGCAGCATTAACAGTTGCTTCATTTAGCTCAAATGCAAAAGTCAGCAATGTAGAAGAATATTGTGGCTCAATGTATGAGCTTGCTGAAACTATCATGGATGCTCGTCAAAACGGCATGACAATGAAGAAATCAAAAGAAATTATTGTTACCACCGTGAGCGATGATAAAAATCTTGTTGAGATTGCTAAATCCATAGTAGATTGGGCTTATTCTGAACCTAAATATCATAGTGAAGAAATGCAAAAATACGCTACAAATAAATTTGCTGAAAGAGCGTATTACGGGTGCAAAGAAGTATTTAAGGGGAAAAAGAAAGGGGCATAAGCCCCATCTTTTAAATTACTGGTTTACGAACAAGTGTTGGCGCTTGTTCAACAACTCGGTATTCAAAACTAGCTTGTAGAATATCTGAATTACCGCCACTTGGAAGTGATGCAGTAATTTCTACTTTAGGCAAGGTCAAAACATATTCATTATTGCTAGAATCTTTGATGACAACTTGCAAGCCGATTGTTGTGTTTGTAAATTGCTTTTCGTAGTTTGCAGCAGCGCCCGTAGACCAAGCAGCAGTAAAACTACCTGTACCGTTCGCCATTGTCTCAATCAATGCGCCAATATCCAGCCCAGCGCCTAAGCAACGCTGTACTTGCATTGTATTGTCCCACGTGAAATCGAATGCAGTGATACATGCAACGCCCACTTGTGATACGCCATCGATTAGAATATCGCCCACTGATACATTTGAGAATGTCGGTGTTAGTGTTGGCGTTGTCACTGTGCCTGCTGGCAATGATGATGCCACTGTGCGACCTTTGCCCATTAAACCGAAGCCGATTGTTACTAAGCCTTGCTCTGGAATTGAGATATTCAGCGTATTTACATGCACACCGCGGAATGTGTGATAGTTATTAATATCTGTGTAACCACGAAGAACACTAAACGATTGGCGAGTTGTACCACCAAAAGTCAATGTATCTTGGTCAACAATCGGCGTATCAGTCTGCCAATTGTTGAATGCTGCTGCTGCAATTAAGTCATCGAATACGCCAAAACGCCACTCGCTGTTTAAGTCGCCTGAATATTCAACGCCAGTAACAGAACCTTTTTGAGCTAGTCGACTGTCTAAAATACTGTTTGAATCTTTTTTAGTTGCTGCTGCGTCTAAAGTACACTCTGTAAAAGGTACTGATGATCGTGCAAACGGCGATGGAGTTGTTCCGTTTACGGTTTCTTTTGCAATTTGTACAATTTGCTTTGCGCCACTTGACATGACAAACTCTCTCTAATGCATTATGAGTAGTGTCAGTTTATACGAAATTCTATACGAATCAAACTGGATATAAAATCAGTATCAAGTTCGCTTTGAATCGGCGTTGGTGCATTCGTTTGCGTGATTTCGAGAAATGTACTTGACCAGCCTTTGAAATGACTGCGCCAATTATCTGCAAGTGTTGTAAGGTCAATATCGCCTGTGCCTTTGCGTGCGAAACATTGAATATTGATGATGCCAAAATCACGTTCTAGCGTGCCGAAGTGAATGCCTGCTTGACCTGAATCACCGTATTGAATTGTGACACGTGACCAAACGCCTGTAGTCGGTGGCGTAAAGTTCGGCTGATTAAACCATTGAATCTTGCTTTGATCTAAGCCTGTAAAAGCCTTGATTCTATCGTTAATCGCTTTTCTTGCCTGTGCTGTGGTCATCATAATAAAGCCCTCTTTTGAGGGCTATTATAACTCATTTAACTGGTGGTTCGTGAAGTGGCTTAGCCTCTTGATTTAAATACATTCGCTCATCTATTACCGATTCAACAACACAACCAAGCTCTTTTGCTATAAGCATACCCTCTGCTAGATCAGGCGCATATAAATCACGCCCTAGCCCAATTATCCAACCCTCTTGGAATCTCGACTCGACTTTTCTAATAAGCGACTTACTAAAACCCCATTTATCACAAAATTCAACTGCTAATTTCTTTGTGTGAAATACTTCAAGTTTCTTATATGTCTCGCTATCAAGAACTTTATAAGTATTTTTTAATTCAACCTCTCTACCTAAAAAAGAAGATGACTTGATTGTTTTTTCTTTACCAATGTGTTTTAAGTTATAAGTGACTGGCATTTTATTTCTCCAATTATGAAACCACTACTTGATAAACTTGCTTAGCCTTACTCGACGCCAGCTTGTAAATATCCTTGTAATTCATTTCCTTTTCAACGCCTTGCGTTAATGCGCTTGCAATAACACGTTCTACCATTGCTAGGTGTTCAAGCTGCTTTGCGCTCAATTCATCACGCTTTCCAGCTTCAATCCCTAATATTTCGTTTGTTGCTTTGGTGATGATCGCGTAATAACGCTCGCTACTTTGGCTGCCGTTGTTTTTTGCGTATTCAATAAATTCTTTGATTGCATCCGTTTCAACCCTGCGAATCATTTTACCATCAGCACGATAAAATCCATGCTTGCGGATAGATGGTAAAACTTCACCAGTCACCCATGCACGAAACAAAACAGCTTTTTGTTTTCGGCTGTTAAAAACTAATTCATAAAAAATCTGCTCATTTATGATTGTTGCTTTTTGCTTACCACCTGCTGTCTGAATAAGGGTGTCGGTAATACCGACATCCTTTGCACCTGCTGTTTTTAGCTTTTTGCCAATTTCATTTACAGCATCACGGGCATTCTTGATTCCAAGAACACGACAAACATCGCCCGCCAAAAACCACGGTTCGCCATTCTTGATGGTTGCTTTTAATTCGCCAAGTTCAGGGTGTGAAAATAATTGTACTTGTGACATTAGATAACTCCATTAGGTTAAAGAATCCCTACTCCGTAATGGTGCGTTTCGGGATAGTTTTATTATACCGCATTACTTATATTTATTCACCACATTCATAAATGAGATTTGCACAAAGTTTTTAGGAGCCTGCATTGACCACCCATCATTCAATCTAGCTATGTACTTGATGCTGTTCGATATGTTGACAACCTTGCCGATACCACCACCTGCTTGAATCGTTGCAATGCCTTTTCTAATTGCTCCCTGACCGCTTCCGTCCGTTTCGTTCTCATCTACGAGCGTGTTGACTGAATCAACTCCAACACGCCAGTTCTGACGCGCTGCGGATGTGTCAATAGGCGTGGCAAGAATCACGGTTGTTAGCATATCCCCCGTGATCTTCTTTGTCAGATCGTCAGCTTCACTTAACAATTGAAGCGTGAAGTTCGATGGTTGGTTATTCCATGTCATCCTCACACTCCAATAAATACATTAAATCCTGAGCTATTTTTTGGATGGAATAAGCTTCAAACTCGGAACTTGGCTCTTTTTCATTCATCATTGTTCTGATTTCTTGCCAGATATGCACAGCTTCATGCACAACTAAAGCACGCTGATAAAGCATATCAATATCAGTTCTAGGAATGTAAACAACAATAAGCATTTCATCTTTTTCATTTGTTAGAAAATTAGATGAAGCATTACCTCCATTTAAATTAATTAATTTCTTTTTTATCCCTATTTTCTTGCAATCTTTTAAATCACGAATAAGGGTGTATTTCAAGTGACAAAAAGGACTTGTGAATATTTCCATCAAACTCTCCTTAACTGCAATACCCAACCATTATCAGCAGAGATATTGTTCAAATGAATGATTTTGTATGACGTGTTGTTGTAAACAATATCATCTTGAATCTGTGGTGTATCAGATGAATTAACTTTCATGATAATAGCTTTCTGGTCGCTTTGTTCAGTCTGAAATATTGCAGAATCTTCTTTCGTGAAGTTTAAGCCGAATATTCCTGTGCCGCTATATGTTTCCGTTGTGCCTGTTGTTGGGTTCTCAGGGTCATAGTTTGCGCTTTGCACCTGTCTTGATGCAGTGAAGCTATACGATACATCTGCTAAGTCTGTTAGCATCGCTTCTGCAATCTCGTTTTGAATATCGTTTAAGTCGCCCATTGTTTAAACTCCCCAACCTGACCAACATCGTTACTGCTAGTGCATTTGTATTTATGATTCATGGCTTGCGGGCATCGCTTATTTCCACAGTCAGGGCAAACTATCATGTATGTTGGTATTGCTTTTGCATCTCTTCGGCACTGCTCGCAATCATATTTTGCATAATCTTTTTCTGTAAAAATCATTTCATCACCCACGCATTAATCGCACCGACACCGCCACAAAGATAAGGTTTTAACAGGTCATCAATAAGCTTCATGTCTGCCGATTTTCCTGTTTCGCTGCCATCTGCATATTTCTTGCTCACAGAAACATCTCCTGCCTTAACTGTTTTTTCAGTGACTGTTCCGTCTGTTTGCGTTTCGTACAGCTTGCCACTTGCTGCTAGTTTTGCAGCATAAGCCCCTGCCTGTTTGATTGCTTCGTCAATCGGGTCAAGACCACGACAAAATTTCTTAGCAGAAAGCCAAACATTTGCCATAAAAACGGCGTTTTCTTTTTTGTCTACTGTAGTCCATGCGCTGCCTAGAATAGTGTCGGCTTCTGCAACTGTTACGAATATCATAATAACAACCTAGTATATTTTAATCACATTGTATCATTGTTTAATCTTATAGTAATTATATAAAAACATAAATACTCAAGCATTAAAAAGCCCGCCGAAGCGAGCGATTTAATTTATGCGATTGTCACAGTAACAGCACTTGTGTCAGTGAATCCACCGTCTACAGTAGTCGCTGTGATTGTCGCTGTACCAGCAGCAACAGCAGTAACAAGACCCGCATCGCTTACAGTCGCCTTGCTAGCGTTGGAAGTTGTCCAAATGACATTCTTATTCGCTGCGTCAAGCGGTGCAAATGTAAGTGTCAACTGTGAAGTCTGACCAACTGCGCTAAGTGCTACAGTAGCTTCATTTACAGTTAAACCAGTTACAGGATAGCCCACGTATTCAGGGTTTTTAATGCCATAATCTACAGCGGTTTTGGTTGCGTCAAACACAACGCCATTTTCGAGAGTCGATGTAGACTCATCGAAATAACGCTTATTTTCAGGCGTAGTGTAAAGACGGTTTTCGATTTGATCAGCCATTTTTAGCTACTCCCAATTAAGTTGAAGCAATGATGCGGAATGGAACTTTCTCAGCATCAGCAACAGTTAATGACCAGTTTTCGCCTTTCTGCAAATCAGCCCATGATGCGCTAATTGCTTCGTTTACAGTACCGCCTGTTAATTTAGAACGATCAGCAACGAAAGAGAAGCCCATAGGGTGAATAAGCATGTTGCGGCGAGTCCATAGAACGTTTGTACCACCACCGTTTGCACGATCAGCAGAACGATCAATTTCTAGGTCATCGTAACCAGCTACAGATTCAGCAGCGAAAGCGTTTTCGTTTAACAACCAAGTGATGTAACGCTTGCTTCCACCTGTACCAACTAATGTGCCATCGTATGACTCAATAACGGTACGTCCGTTGAAAGTATCGACAGTACGCAAGTTATTCGGGTCGGTGAATGGAATCAATAACCGTGCTTTGCGTAAATCAGCAGCTTTGACGGGATGCATAACAATTGCACCGCGTCCGCGATACTTGTCCGCCATTGTCATTTCTGCGTCAATAAACAAGTTCACATCAAAAGCGGTATTTACTTCTGTAGTGATTTTCTTGCCGTTCGCATGGTCATAGTTGCGAATACCTGTCAATGTTGCGATTGCACGATATTCAGCAGACTGCGCCCAAAAACCAATGATCTGATTAGCAATTTCAGCAAGTGGCGAAACTCCAGTCAAATAGCGAGTTAAACGCGCTTCTAAGAAGCCTTCGTTTAAATAAGCCATTAAACCACTCATTTTTCCAGCATCGATGCCTCGTGGCACTGCAATGTCAGTGTAAATTGTGTTTGAGTAGTTCGGCTCAGGTTTAGCGTCAAGCTCGTTGATGTAAGGAACATCGAAACCTTGTGAACCAGCAGCGACCAGTTGAGAAATACGATTATCAGTGGCAAATGCGCCAGAAGTCCAAAACTTAGTTGTGCGAATCGGGTCTGCTGGCATGTATGACAAAGTTAAATCTTTGTCAAATACTTCGCGTAATGTAGGCATTTAAAACCTCTTATTTGTTAAGAAACAATTGAGCGAACAATGTCGGATTGCTTGCTTTAAGCTCTCTGCGTTCTTGTTCAGTGTAGTCTTTTGGTTCTTTAGCAGCCCCACCACCAAAGCCATTACCAGCAGCACCGCCGCCAGTTGAAGGATTCGCTGCAATCAACGGTTTAAACGCTGGATTGTTGCGAAATTCGATAGCGAGTTCATCAATCGTCATAGCACTTGGCTTGCCCTGCATGTCAAGTACACGGATATTGTTGTTCTCGTCTAAAGTAATACGATTTTGAATATGTGGCAATAGTACACTAGCTGAACCAGCAACCGCAAGTTTTGCTGCGAGTTCAGTTGCTTGTTGTCCCACAGTTAATCCATAGATTCGTTGCTGATGCGCTTTTAGCTTCTCGTTTAGTTCGTTTTCTCGGTTTGTGTATTTCTCTTTCCAAGAATTTTCGATTGCTTCCAAGTCGCCATTTTTGCGTGCCACTTCTTCTGCAATTCGTTTTGCTTCTGCTGCTGCTTCATCGGCTTTGCGCTTAGCTTCTTTTTTCTCGCCAAGTAATTCATCAAGCTTTGCCTTGAGACCTGAAACATCTTCTTGCGGTGGCAATCCATCAACTTTCAAATAATACGCGCCATCTTTAAACTCGTACATCGAGTGAAGCGACTCATCGAGACCATCTAAATTTTCAAGTTTGTAAACTAACATTTTCACGCCCTGCGTTATGCGCACCCTATGCGCTTCATATTGACATTGTAACATAACCAAAGAATCAAGAAAAGCACGCTAAAAATACCAGTGAAACGTGTAAGTTTTTCTTCATTAGCTTTTCTCTGTTTTTAGTTAAATGTATGCAGTTTTTTAACTAATAATATAATACATAAATGGTAAAAGTGCATACATTACATTAACTACTTTATGCACGAAAATAGATAGAAAAGCGGTTTTATATTACGTTAAAAGTGTACTATCAAAAGCAATAAAATGTGATATGATAAGATACAAACAAAGTGAGTTTTTACTATGATTGATCACCCAAAATATGAATGGCTATCTGTAGATATTGAGAATGACAAAATTTTAATCGATGGTTTTGATAGAACAAATTCACTACCCACAAGATTTAGGAATAAGACAATCCATCTTCTTGTTGCTGAAATCTGCATGGATAAGCCTGCTGATTGCAAAACAGTCGGATTCAAAGATGGCGATAAAAACAATATCAAGCCATCGAACCTTTTTTGGACGAAGCGAGATGGCTCTAAAAATCTAAAGAGAGGTTTGGGATGGAAGCGTAAACTTTCAGATGACCAAGTTTTGGAGATCGTCGATATGTTGAATAACCTCGTGTCAAGAGATGAGATTTCAAAAAAATTCGATATTTGCAAAGGTACGATCTATAAAATACTTGTTGGAGAGTCATACCAAGACGTCACTGGAGTGAATCCTAATAGAGAAATCCTAAAATGTCCTGATTACTTCAATCTCCCAAACGGTAAATATGTTTTTTATCGTGGCGGTGTGCAGACTTTCGATACAGCAGCAGAAGCAAAGGCGGCATCCAGGAAATATTGGCGCGAGTATTTCGCTGATTTGCGTTCTAAGCGCTTTTAAACAACAAACCTATGCAACCATAGCTTGAACAATAAAAAACGCCATCAGCGCGAAACTGTGGCGTTTTATGGTTATAGTGGTTTTATATCGCTATCCTCTGGGTCGAATGAATACCATTCTCCAAAAGCGTAGCACTGCCAGCCACCGTATTTAATTCTAAGGAAAATGTACTCCATTGGCGTTTCGACATAGTGAGTCGCACCCTCTGGAATCCCATCTGTTTTTTGACGTTCTATATTCACCCCCAAAACACTCCGATAAAAACCCCAATAAACACTGCAGCTAGAAAATAAAAACTCATAATTGATTTTGTTCTGTCCAGCTCTTCGGCTGCTTCCTTTATTTCTCTATTGGAATCACTAAGAACAGCATAGAGCCTTGATGTTTCAGCACGTAACGCAATGCATTGATCTTGAGCGTCAGCAAGGCGTTGCGATAACTCTGCAATGATTTCATCATCTGGTTTTAAGTCATCAAGCAGGTCTTCAATATTTTTCCAGTATTGCCAACCTTGAGCCGTACGCTCCCATTCAAAGCACGCAGAAATATCATCACTTTCAGCAAAGCAATCAATATTCCGAGCATCGCCGCGCATATAATCTGCTGCATCTTTATCAATTTTCTCTACACGATTGCATAGCTCTTCATAATCTTTAGAGTACATTTTAAAACCATTTAATAATTAAACTGTAATTTAAATTTAGAACAAAAACAAAACAAAGTCAATTGTCACAGTCCAAGTCTTTTAAATATTTTATGCGATTAATTGTAACTGAGAACTTTCTGACATTTCCTTAAATATCTTTATAATTCCTGATTCAATTTTGGAAAAGCACTCCGTATCTCCAGCAAAATAGATATTTGGCTTGTATTTATTTTTTCTATTTAGCATGTGCATTTTTCTCTCAATGCTCCAAATGAAATCAGACAAGCCACTCACAAAGAAAACAACTTCATAATTATATGGCATAGATTTTTTTGAAGAAAATCTAAGGCTTAAACTTTCTCTTGCTGTTATTCCAATCTTAAAGAACACTTCATTGCTATCGAAGCACTTTATTAGATATATATTACTAAATCCATTGTATTTATTTTTGCAAAATTTATTGTACTCACTTCTTGAGAATCCAGATAGCCCGCAATCTGGACAACCCTTTCCAGCTAAATGATTCGAAACATCCTGATAGAAGAATCCGTGATCAAGGCATCTTATTTTTATTTTTTCTTTTGCCCGTGTGTATTTGGATTCACTATAGTCATAAGTGTTTTTATGAACAATGTTAGCCTTTAATAGGAAGTGATTAATATCTTTTGCCATGGATGCAGATACGGAATCATTAGCGCACCCCTTGCATCCATGGCCAGCTAGATGAACGGATGCAATTTGATTAAAAACCCCATGATTTGGGCAAATTATTGAAACAACTGATTCAGCACCATCATATACAGCCATTGAGTAGTCAAAAAACCCATTATGAACAATATTGGCTTTTTTTATAAAATATTCATTATCTTTCTTTAGTTTCTTGGATATTTTTCCGTTTTTACAACCAGGGCATCCCTGACCCCTAAAGTGATGTGCTGGGGATTGGTAAAAAACACCATGCTCTCTGCATATTATTTTTGATTTTGAATTATAGCCACGAAATACAAAAAGCGAGTAATCGTAATCTGCACCGTGTTTTTCCTTAAACCTAGATAAAACATCCTCTTGAGTTAATTTTAATTTACCTTTAGACTTATGTGTATTCATAGCGATTCCTGTAAGATTGCTAGTGATAGAAAACCCCATTGATTGCACTCTTTGGGGTTTTTGTATTATATCACAAACCAAGTTTTTTGAAAATCTTTGAATCCATTTTTCTTAGTTCATCTATTGTGTACCCCCTGCCCAATGGGTCCGTGAACTTGTCAAGCGTCAGCCCACCACTCTTGTATAGTTCATATTTAGTTTTACCAAGCCAATTCTTTTGGAAATCATCGTCTTGCTGTGCAAACCATGATGCGTATTTTGTATTAGCGTCAACCTGTCCGATGATGCCATCACGCTTGTCTTTTGGAATCTTTAAAACAGGCTTATCTGCTGCGACAAACGGACGATTCCCTGCGATATTGCCGTCCTTGTCTACGCCTACGAGCAGCGACCTACAACGCCGATGCAGTGGTGGTCTACGAATTGACGAATCGCCTTTTTTCCACACCGTGCCATCTAGCGAAGCGCATTGTTTTGTGGTCCTGCCGTCAAGCGTCCCGACAAACTTCAAGTAATCATAGCCAAGCGCTGCAAACGTTTCTTCATAAGCGACCTGAGCGACATGGGTTCGTGCTGTTCTGACCTCTGCATCAATCTGGTTTTTTGTCTTATCAACAATGCCGCCGACATATTCGTATTTATCACCGACTTTTGTACGCTTGCCGATGATCTGAGAAATAATTTGCTGGTTCGTCAATCCGCTATCAATACCGCTTCTGATTGCGTACATTGCTTGTTTGCGTGCAGACTCTGCTACATCTTTAAATAGCTCATCAAACAGCGCACCGCTCACCACAGGCGTTTTTTTAGCTGTAGACCATACCTTAGCACCTGAAATTTCTTTTTCATCACCATAGAGCTTAGAAATGAAATTAGCTTCATACGTGGCTAAGGCAACGGCAGACACGGCGAACGTCTCAGGGATTGACACGGCTATGGACTCATACCAGTCATCAAAAGAGGATTTCAGTTCTTTCAGCAAGTCAGTAGTATATTTTGCAGACACAAGCGCAATTTTTTCTGATTCTGTTAGCTCGTCAAGAATCGTGCGCAATTTTGACGCAAACACATTTGATGATGTAGAAAACTGCTGCTGCAATTCGTTTACTACTTTTGTGCTTGCCCTGTAGCCGTTTGTTTGATGCTGAATCAGCGCATCTATAATATCTTTGTCGAGCATGTTTAACCCCAAATAAAAAGATTATACGTTAAAAAGCCACTGGTTAGAGTGGCTTGCATTTCATTTTAATGTTTTAATTAATCTATTCAACTCAATACCATCAAGCCATCCGTCATCATCATATTTACTAACAGCATATAGCAATGCATCATTAATCCGCTTTCGCAACTCATCAATCTCAGCTTGTCTGGATTGTGCGCCAGCTTCAAAGGCTGACTCCTGTGCTTTAACTACCCTAGGAAGTGGCATCCAGTGAGTAGGGGGTTCATCCTGGCAGTTAGGCCAATATTCATCTAGATTTTCATCCATTGTTGTATATTCCTTTTCAGGTTCGATATCTGGCGCATAATCCCAACAGACCAAGACGGTTTCATCAACTGGTGGCAGACCATCCTCAACCGAAATCCACCCAGGAACCGCTTGGGCTTTGGCTGCTTGCTCAAATCCATAAAACGCACCATTTACCCATGCAGCAACACCAGTCGGAATGCCATTCAATTTCTCAACATAGCATTGCAGTGATTCGCTATATTCAATGTATTCAAGCTTATCTTTAATATATTCAAGCTGCTCTAATTGCTTTCTAATTTGAATATCCATTTTATTCACCCAAACATTATGACAGCACTAAATGCCATCAAGGTTAAAATAATAACTGCTAATGAAAAGTAGTAAGCTATGTTGATTGCGAGCATTTCATTCTCCATCAAGAAGTTTTTGTAGGTAGTCTTTGCAGTTTTTTAGTTCTAGGTCATATTCTTCTGTAGGCAAAAAATCGAATGCAGTGTCGGGTTTTTTCTCATCTTGCCAACCACCAATAAATACGTTTACTCTTGCCCAATTAACATGACCACTATAGCTGTAAAAAGCATCATGACCTTTTGCCTTAACAGCAAAGCAAAGAGCTAGTATTTCTAAGTGAAGTTTCGTAATTTGTTCTTGCATCTTAGTTCTCCTTAAACCGCATTACTGCGGATTATTATTTATTGCTTTTATCAGCCTATATGCCTGTGCGCCCTTGTATGTACAAGCATTAAAACCTTCCTCTCCGTTTACTACAATCTTTGATATATAGCCAGAATCAAGTAAATTGTCTCTACCAGACTTGCTTGGAACATCTCCATCATACAGTGGACCTTTTTCAAAACACGCATTTAGTACATCTATATCTTGGTATGATATTCGCTGAACATCATTTATTAACTTAACAGCATTAGCTATTCTTTTGTCTGAATCAAAATCAATACCAACATGAAGTACATCAAGAAGCTTTTTTATTTCCATGATTAAACCCTAACGTAAAAACACAATATCCTATATTTATGTTTTAATGTCAAACTATATTTGTAAAAAAGGCGGTATTACCCGCCATTCCTCTCTAGTTCAATCCTTGCTTGCTCATCTTCATACGAGATTTCAGGGACTTTACCAGTCAATCTAATCTGATAGAACGTCTCACGGCTGATCTCACCTTGAATCACAAGCTCATTGTAAAACTTCAAATCCTCAAGTCCTAGCTTGCCTTTAGCGAAGTCTTGCTTAATTGCAAACACAGCATTAAATCCTGAGCCGTAAAACTCTGCACACCATTTTAAGACATACTCAGCAGCTTCATTGAGATTAGCAACACACAAAGACAGCGTACTATGCTGTGTCATTGCGTCATTCGCTGCTTCTGTCGCTGTCTTGACTGCAATCGTCTTGTCTAATACTTTCGCGCCTAGCGCCTGCATGTACTGGAATTTAGCGTCCATTGCTTCTTTGGCAATCATGTTAGGGTCAGCTTGTACTAGCTCGTACTTGCTACCTTGTGGCAACATCAGCACGGTTGACGAGCCGATGATCACGCCCTGTTTCTCTAAATAATCACGCCATTCTTCACTTAATTCATTAATGACAGGCTGTACTTGACCGCATAAAAACACTGAGTTTTCATACTCTGCACTGTTGCGGAAATGCGCCAAGTTTGCGTTTGCAACTGGTTCAAGTGGAATCGGGTCAATCGTCCAGTCATTTGCTTTTGACCCTAAGAACATGAAAGGAATTTCATTCCAGCGTGCGCCTTTTTTTGTCGGGTAATAAATATCGCTACCCGTTACAATATCATTCTCGTTGCTGTAAATCTGCACACAATACTCATTATTCTCATCAAGTCGCAAAACTCGATAAGTGTCTACAACGCGCTCCTGAAACTCGTCTTGCTCATCAACAACTGCTGTTTTTTCTTTTAAAACAACAAGCGATAAGCGGTATTCTCCACCGATTTTTTTTACTCGCCAATTGATGATAGACAAAGCATCATAATAGACCACAGTAGGGCGTAGACCCATTGTCTCAGCTTGAGCTAGTGATATATCACCATCAACTGTCGGGTGATCAACAAGAAAGCCACCACGACCATTTTTAAGCAAGCCATCAAGCGCGGTTTGATTTAACTGATAGATAGATTTCCCTGCACCATCTGCATTGTTCTTTAAGAAGTCCATGCCGTCAGGTTCGAATGTCGGGTCTTCACTGAACGCTAAAGATACATAGTTCTGCAATGTGTCTTTTGTCACTTCATAGAATACTGCACGCTCTGCATAAGCACGGTATCGCGCTTCGTCAAAAGATTTTGGCGCTGGCAAATAAACATAAGGCTTTAACTTGACAGCCTTTGCACCGTCACAGACATCATTCATCACAACCCATCTATCAAGATAAGCCGCATATTCAGCACAGGGATTATTAACAGCCATTTATTAAATCTCAATTGTTTTGGTTAGTATAGCAAATAAAAAACCACTGCTAGAGTGGTTTGATTATCAATACCCAAAAGATAATGTGGTTGATCTTGCTATCTTAACTTTAGTTTGACTATTCGCTAAATAACGGAAAGCATCTGCACCATGCGAAGTATGATCATGCAGCGGCCTGTCTTTCCAGCATCCGCGCTTATCGTCCCATTCTTTGCGGTAGTTTTCTAAGTGTGAAATACCATCATTGCACTTATGCTCATCAAATACGCAACGTGCCAATATCTCACGCACTTGCTCAATACCATCGTCAATACTTGCGCGTGGCAATACTTCAAATTTCAAGCGATATAACTTCCCATCTATCTCGTAGCCCTCTCTTGCAATGTCATAGCGGCTTTTTGCATCTGAGCCGAACTCTTTGTTATTCAAGTCGTGCGGGCCATAGTGATAACCGTAATTGTAGCCCTTGCGCTTCAAAACAGTCATATAATGACGCAACCCCTCACCTGAGTTCTCGTAGTAGTCAATGATATGTATTTCTTGACCAACCAGTCTAAAGAACCAGATCGCAGTTGAATCGCCAACACCAATGTCCCATGCAGTATTTACAGGTAGATGAGAATTATCTGGCAGTTTGCAGATTCTCCCATCTGCATACAATTTCTTGAATTGCTTCGCGTAATATGCACCCTCTACAGACTGGGCAAATGCTTCTGCTGGGATAGATGGATATTCGCGCTTCATATCATCGCCAAGCGTTTTCTCTTTTGATGCGTACCATGCACGCTGCTCGGCTGTGGTTTTGATGCCGTATTTTGCGTCTAGGTTGTCAAAGTATTCAGTCAATCGGCTAGATAACGGCTCTGTGACTTCGATCTGATAATCTTTATTTTTCCACCATGAAAAGAAAAAGAACTTCCAGTCTAAGATGCCTAGCTGTTTGCCTTTTAAAGCATTGTTTTCTGATTCTTGGCAGTAGTCAAAGAAGTAACCGCTTCGACCCTCTGCTGTAGATTCCAAAGTGATCTTGCCGTTCTTTGGTACAGCTTCAAATGCACCTGTTACGATCTCCCTTGCCTTATGCGGATGCTTAGCGCAGATTTTCCCGAACTCAGATACGTGCAGGCTATAAAGCGTACCACCACGAAATGAGGTTGAAACAGTAATCGAGCCGCCTTTTTGAAAAACAAGCTCTGACGTTGTTTCTTTGACAATGGGATTCGCTGCCTTGATTTGTTCAGGCAATCGGTCATAGGCGTATTTCGTTTTGTTGCGGAATAAACGCTCTGCATCGGGCAGCGTGTGAGCAATCATGGCGCAATGCTTGGAATGAAACAAAGCAAGGTCAAGCTGAATGATGCAACACTCGGTTGTAAAACCTAACTGCCGTGCTTTCAGAATCACGTTACGGCTGTGCATGTTCTCGTAGTATTCCAACTGCTCGGCGGTCATTTTAAAGCGAACGCAAGCGCCGTTTTTGTCCTCGATAAAATAGAAGTTGTTTAAACGGAAAAGCCTGTCTTTCAGCTTTGCAATGTGTTCAGGTTTAAGACTCATCTTCTGATAACTCGTCAATGAGTGAGCCTAGTGATGTGACTTCGACCCGCCCTGAATGCTCAGTCTCTTGCTTGTCGCGCCAAATCTTAGGCTGTCTATTCTTGAGCCAAAAGATTGCAGCAGCAGTATCAGGCGCAATCTCATCCTCAATTTCAACAATGCCACCCTCTTTGACCACTTGTTTTTTAAGCTTCATTCCTGACGCTCGTTTCTTCAAACTTTGCGTAACTTCAAGGTCTGCTTTCTCTTTCCCCTTTTTTATGGCATCTAAAAATTCAGGATAATCATTCTTCCAGTTGTTAATTGTAGACACATCAACGCTAAAAAAACTTGCAAGCTGATCATCAATAGCGCCAAGCAAACAATAGTTATAAGCCTGATCTGCATATTCTTCTTTATACTTTGATGGTCTGCCCTGCTTAACATCACTCATCTTTAGCAAACCTCCTGAAACTTAGCATAATTTGCCTTAATCTTTTGAATTGTTTCAAATTTAGGCTTGCATTTATTATAACGTATTTCTGTCAAAGTACGGTAATTAATCTCAGAAAAGCGTGAAAATTCAGATAGTTTTTTCATTGTTGCTAGATCAGTGAGCAGCAGCAAAACATTAGCACGCTCTTTATCAATATCAAATTCCATTCAACAAGCCTAAATAAACAATTATTCACATAATAACATAAATAAGGAGATAAAAGAAAGGCATCTAAATGATGCCTATCTCCTGCACTGCCAACACTCCAATCTTATTGCAAGCATCAAGATAGCCTTGCTTATAGAATGCGTAGAACGCTCGCCAATGCTTGTCTACAGTTGCATCCGTGAACTTGTAAAGATTCTTTTCATCTGCAATGTGGCTTGTGTCTGTTGCAATGCCTAAAAACTCAAGCGATTTCAAAAACTTTTCTAGCATTATAAATCCTCAATATTGACTGAAATGCGCTTTTGTGAAGCCATGCGATTGTCGGCTTCGATGTTGTCTAGTGCGTCTTGATATGCAGGGTCAGATTCTTTGATGAATACGTTCCCAAATCTAATAAATTCTCGAATCACTTTTTTTCTTGCCCCCGATACTGACAAGCCTACTTTTTTTGAGTACTCCTCTACTGTCATCTCAATACCATCAAAATAAACAACCACTGAGCTTCTCCTGTTATTACACTATTGTTTGTTAGTTGCCCACACACAATTTTCTTTGCAATATGGTTTTGAGTTGTCTATCCGTTCTATGGATTGATTTGGCTTTGGTTCTCCCATATCCAAATAAAACGCATCAAAAGAGTTATTCCACTCATCGCAAACAGAAATACCTCTACCACCATAATCGTGAAATCTTCTATTATTTGGGTTGTTGCATCTATTCCTCATTCCAACCCAAGTTCTATAAACCTTAGTTCCATCCATTCCGTGTTTTGTTATCTTTTTTTTATGAACACAGCCGCAAGAAGTTGTAAGCTTCTGCCTTAATGAAGACCCTAGTATGTTTTTTTGTTGCCACAATCACACTCACAAGTATATAAAATATGACCATTCTTATTTCTTTCAGCAACCTCGCTTAACACTACGAGGTTGCCAAACCTATTACCAATAATATTAATTTTATGTGTTTTTCTCACTTAGCGATTCTCTATAAGCCTCAACACAAGCATTATAACTCAAATCACTTTCTTTTACAAATACCCCATTCCATAAAATACCTTTTCGATCTTTGATGTCGTTGTAGGCGATTTGTACGCATTCTTGGAGTGATGATCCAACCTTTGTTGCAATAATATTAAGCCACTCGATACAGTATATAAAATCGTCTGTGCTTAGTGAGATATAATTATTTGATGAAATATCTGAAACAAAGTCTCCAATAGCGGCACCCAATTGTGCAACATTGTACTTTAAATCATAGATTGATCCCAACATGCAATTTTTAGCATAATCATAAAAATTTAAATCAGACTGAGCCATGATTATCGTCATTACCACTGCGCAATCACCAATATCATCACGGCAATCTCGCCCTTTGCTGACATTATCCGCAAGTTCACCAAACTCACTAAATAACTTCATAGCCTGATCAATTGGTTTTGAGCCTTTGATAATATTGCGATCTTCTGCCCATTGCTCGATAGCAGTGATTAATTCTTGTAGATTCATTTTAAGCACCTTATTTAACGAGTGAAATGATTGATTGGATTGCGTAGTAGATAGCCACAATATTTACAAAAACAACAAACAAAGATGTTGAAGCAAGACCCGTATTGCTTAATTTTCGATTTCGAACAATTTTTAACTGTTGCTCGTAGTATTCTATGCCCGATTCTTTTGATGATGTTTTTAAAACTCGATTTGTATTCGTGATTCGATCAATAATAAATAAAATCAACAAAACAACAATAGTTTGACTCATAACAAAAACCTCATTTAACGTTTAAACATAATAACATAATTAATTAAAATCAGCCAACATTTCTTTAAGTTTGTTTTGTGCTAATTTGACACGATTCATAAGTTGTTCACGCAATTCTGCCGTAACTTCCATTGATGCAGTAGCACAGCGAAAACGTGGATTAATGTGTGAAACCACATGCCAATCTTGGTCATCTTTGCTGCTAATCAGTTCTTCTGGTGTGTCAACCAAGCAACGTGCAAGTCCAGCATTGTCTACATCCCATAGTTCAGCATAAGAAACAAGTTGCCAAAAATACGTTTTATTTTCTTTAACGTCTATGCGTATCTTGTGTGTCTTTTTGCTATATGAGCTTTTAATATCCCAGATTGTGTTGGTATCTTCGTCAAAAATATCGCATTCGCCTGTTATAAAATCATTGGCTTTTCGCTCTGCGTTCTTGAAAAAGAAGTTTCCTGTCACTTCATTAAACAAAGCAATCGATTGATCTTCAACTTGCGTGCCTTTCAGCATTGGCAAAGTATCAATCTGATCTCGCCAATCAAGTAAAATCTGACTCGCCTTGTTTTCGATGAAAGTTATTGCGCCTTTCGGTAGCGTATCTTTATCAGGATACGCCATAATGTCGCCAACTTCTGACGCACGGAATAGTAGATTCATGATGCCACCTTAACAAGTTGCTCAGTAGTCAATTCATATGTGTTGAAAAGCTTTTCTAGCGTGTATTTTTCCTCACTAATTGCTTTTAATGCCTTTTTAAGTTGATCATCGCTGATCGTTGGTTTTGCTGTCTTGGCGTTTGTGGTGAATCCGTTGTTGTCATCGTCACCAGTGGCGATATTGAGAATACCGCAAATTGTGTAGCGTTTAGCATAAGTAATGGCTGCGCCAATCGCTTGCATAGCATTCATAGAGTTGCTAACCGACTTTGTTGGCAGCATCAATTCTGTTTTTGTGCTGTGCCCGTCACGGTGCATTAGCGTACATTGCACTGTTACAGAATCAAGCCCATTTTGTGATGTGCTGAACGACACACTAAAGCCATATTTTGACAGAATCGGCTGTGTGATCTTCACAATATCTTCAAGCGGTGCGTAGCTTGTATTATGCGCACGTTTTGATTTTGCGATAATCGGTATTTCTTTAGACATCAAAGAAAAGTCATTGTTAAAGTTGATAATCGATTGTTGCTTCATGAAGTCTTTTTGCATTTCTAGCAGTTCACGAGCAACTAAAACGTCAAAGTTTCCGCTTGTCACCATGTTCTGAATAACAGATATAGCGTTTTGCTCTACCTGTTTTACTTCGATTAGTTCAGCCATTTTTCAGTCTCCCTGATGTACTCATGTAAGAACGTGTTTAAATCATTGAATTGATATGCGGTTAAAGTAAACGGCATACCCGAAATCGCATGTACTTGGTCGTAATCGCCAACAATGCAAACATCAGTCGGGTTGAGCTTCGCTATTTTTGCAGGAATCGCATTTTGTGGGTTACTGTCAACCATCACTTCGATGCTGTCAGATGATGATGGTGTAACCTGTGCAGTGATGTAAGAATCGCCATGTTCAAGGCTAAAAGATACAATGTTGTTGTATTGATCGTATTCAATAACATCAACGGTTGTTAGCCAGTTAAATTCTACTGCTCTCATTTCATTTGTTCCTTGTGTTGTTTTGCAAAGTATAATTAAACTCTAGTTTAATTTCAAGTAGTCAGCCAATAAATAAACCAAAGTTAATATAGAGAAAAGAGAAGCCCAGATGAGTGTTGCGATGATGTTGTATTTCATTTTAAATCCAAGTGAGTTACTAAACTTGAATACAAAATAGCAACCCTGTATAATTAAATCAATGTTTATTTTTAGGTGATAACATAAATGAAAAAAGTCGGACGAAAAGCTTTTTTTGATGATCAATTTAATAGCTTGATCAGTGTGGGCGACCATATTTACTTGTCAGGAGAATACACTTCTAACCAAGTTAAATGTTGCGCTCATAATTACGTGCATAATAAATTAAGAAATCCATGCGGAAAGGTGCTAACTTATAAAAAAATGCCAACTGGCGATCATCGTGTTATGTTGACGGAGTTTATGGTATGAACATAGAAAAAACAGCAATAAAAGCACTAGACGCAGCCGCAGTAGGTTATGAAATCTATCTTGCTACCGCAAAAGCCATGGATGTAATCCAAGCAAATGCCAATCTTGAGGGAAAATCAAAACGTGATTGGGTGCTTTCATACATAAAAGGCACAATACATGAAGTCTATAACAATTGGTCATATTGGAGTGAGTTGCTGATAAGATTCATCAGCTCAATTAAAACGATTTATAATATTGTGGTGGCGAAATGAATATTAAAGAAATACGCAAGAATGCGCCATCAAAAGCAAATGCTTATATAAAAAAGCCACTATGCAAATTAATGTATCTTCATGGACATGATGGTATTTATTGGTTTATTGATGACAATAACAGACCGATAGAGATGTGCAGAGATTGGCGTATATGGATAAAACACCTATAAAGAGGATTAATTATGGATATTGAAGAATTGTTAGAAAAATTAGAATCTTGTGCCAATTTTATGAACGGCATGAGGTTTGACCCAAGAATACCAACCGACGTAAAGCAAGCGCTATGTGAGAAATCTATTGAGATTTATGAATTTGTGGAGGATGCTCAGAATGACGGTTGAAGAAATCAGAAAGAATGCGCCAAAGTTTGCTACACACTACCGAGATGATAGGCAGCCTGTTATCTACTTAATGAAAAGAGGTGACGATTTTTATTTTCTTGAAAATGGCAATATTAGAAAATCTTTTGGTGCTGCAACAAGGGCGTTTGCAAAGCCCCTATAATGGGGCTTTGCTTTGCTCTGCTATCCAATCTTCCAATGCTGCAAAGGCAGCTTCCCAGCCCAAAGCAACACAAGCAAACGCCCCCAAGTCATGTGCTGCTTTCAAGTATTCTTGCTGACCTGTTTCCCATCCTGATTTTGTGTGGTCTTTGCGCTTCATCTCTAAAACAAGCGATCTTGATGCAGGGATAAGAATATCAGAGGCGCCTTTAGTTTGCCCGTGCATCCTGTCAACTTTCGCTTGTATCGCCATTCTCTTGCCCTCGTTCTTGATGTGAACAATGACAGCACCATAAGTGTCGGGATATTTCTTGCGGACTTGATTTACAAAAGTTGATAGTTCTGCATCTTCTTTTGCACAGTCGCCACGGAATGACTGGTTGCCGTAAACTTTTAGAAAGGTTGGGAATTTCATTTTGCTATATCTCCGATTGGTGTATTTTCGCAAGTGATGCACCACGTACACCACACTGGTTTTAATTTATTGAACTGGCTTGGTTCTTTTAGTTTGCTGCATCTGTGGCATCGTATTAGGCACACGCTTGATTCTCCCTATTAAATTTCTCTAAATCTGTTTCACGGTTAAAGTCGTAAATGTGCATATAGCCGCTTGATGACTTTTTGTAAGTGATGGTGCGCGGATTAAAAGTCGGGTCGTTTAAAAATTTGTCGTAAAATTTCGGCATGATCTTATTCGACATGGTGACTTGAACAATTCGGTCAGGCGTTCCGAAGCTGACCATAAGTGCGTCATTTCCTGCTTTTGACCTGAAAGGTTTTTTGCGGATGAAGTTGATGGCATCCGTTTGTACTTGTGACAAGTCTTTTTTGAATGCTTTAAATTCTGCGATTAACTTGTCGTTTGGGTCGATTAAAGCCGTACCACATCCAACACATTTACGCGCGGCAATGTCATTTTTTTCACCGCATTCTTGGCATTCTTTATATGACCAATAATATTCACAACGTTTAAACTCATTCTTTCCTAGTGGCTCGATATGGCTGCATCGGCGTGAATAATGGGCAGGGAACGGTTGCCCATCGATTTCTATACGTTCACCTGTAAGGTCTAAAAAATATCCGAAGCTGTCTACATCAAAGCCATCAGGGTTCGGTCTAAATGTGACTTGATTGACGTTGTGGCAGTCAGGGCATTGGATGTCGTGTTTGGTTGATGGCTTTTTACCGTATGCCACGATTTCAGGACTAAATACGTCACCGCTTGGGAATAGTTTTTGGATGTTGTCTGTGTAGTCCAGCAATAAAAATTCTTTCTTGTGCGGATCCAAACGCATACCACGCCCTAAAATTTGCTGATAAAGTCGGCTGCTTTCGGTGGCCCGTAAGATTGCGATAATATCCACATGGTCACAAGAAAAACCAACCGTTGCCATGTTCACGTTCACCAAGTAGCGGATTTTCTGATCACGGAATTGTTGAATCACATCCTTGTTGTGCTTGTCGCCCATTTCGCCGTTAATCATACCGCTATTGTAGTTTGGTAGGCTTTCCATGATTTCGCGGCAATGGTCGATAGTCGCGCCGAAAATCATAACGCCACGCGCACCGATTGCATTAGAATGATTAATCACATCATCAATGACTGCTGCTGTCTTTTTTCCTTGACCTACAAACGCCTGATCAATGTCGCCTTGTCTGAACGTGCCACCTGACGTTAATTCTAAATTTGAAGTGTCGTATTTTTCAGAAACATTAATCACTTTTGGCGGTGTAGCAAAACCTAGCTCAATTAATTCTCTTGGCGTTACGCGCTCTACAATCTTCTTGTAGTAAGGATTAGACACTTCCTCAATGATGGTGTTATCCACATCAATCTCTGCAATCCATCCCTCATTTGTACGATATGGCGTACCTGTCATTGAGCATACGCGTAACAATTTGTTCTTGCTTTTCAGGTCTGCAATAATGCTTTTGATTGTTTCCGTGATTTGGTCGCCCTCATCTACAACAACACAGCAAAACTCATTGCCGATTTTATCTAACACATTGATGAATGATAATGGCGTTGCAAATACAACTGGATAGCGTAGGCTTTTAGAGATCGATGCAGAATAGATTGAATATTCATCGCTCAACATTGCGTACTTTTCGGCATTCTGCTGCACCAGTGTAGCGTTGGGGCAAAGCACTAGCACCTTTTTTCCGCCTGAAATTTTGTGCATTTCATGGGCGATAAAAGCTGCAATGATTGACTTGCCTGCCGACATGCTAAGGTCTAAAACACAACTTTCCGTATTGCGACGCATCCAACTTACTGCTGCATCAATGGCGCGTTTTTGGTATGGGCGAGGGGTTAGCATTAGATTAGATACTCCACTTTATTGTTCTTGGAAAGATTGTCTTTAGCCCAAACTGGCTTTAAGTTGGTTAAGCAGTTAATTACTTTTGGGTCTGATATGCCTTGCTCTAAAAGAACACTAATTGGTGTTATGTGATCTATGTGCCACTCGCCATGATTATCCCATTTCATGCCTTTTAAGAATTGTCGCTCTATGTGTAATTTAAGCTCATGCCTTGAATACCCTAAAATATGCTCTGTTCTACCGTTCTTTTCTGTTTTTAACACTCTGCGCAAGCTATCACGCATAAATATTATGGCTTTTGATGATTCCTTTTTTCTCCATCTTCTCCACGATTCCTTTAATTTATCTGGATTTCTTTTTTTCCAGTATTTAGTTTGATTGTTTACTTTTTCTTTATTTTTCTGATACCAGTTTTTTCCACGAACCTTTTGAAGTTCTTTTTTATGAAGATGTATTTCGTGCAGGCTTTTTTGCCCCATTTGGGTGTTTGCGCTGCAAATTATGCAGATTCCACTAGATGTTCTTCGCTCACAAATATGATTGTTTTTGCAAGGCTTTCCAGTGAAGTATCGTTTTAAATTATTGGTTATTGCAGATTTTCTGCTAACAATTAAATAGCATGTCATTTTAGAACCCTTTGTCTTGGTAGTCAGAAGTAGAAGCAACAGGAATTGACAAGATTCTTTTCGGGTGGCCGCCCTAGTTGCCATGTTATTATATCAAAAAAATTGAGCTATTGGTGTTTTTTCAAAGCTATCGTGGCGTAGCCTTATCTTTTATTTTTGCAAGTAAAATGCATGTCTCATGCGTTTCTGGCGTGCTGTACTTGATGTAAGATTGATTCAGTCGAGCGAGTTCAGCACGAGTCAATAGAATTAAATTTTCAATCCTACAGTCCGTGCGGATGCCATTCTTAAACGACACAACCATGCCTTTTGGTATTTCGCCGTGATGCTGTTCCCACACCCAACGATGCTTGTAAACCATCTGTCTTTGACCATCGACCTTTATTTCGATATGCCCATCTTTGTTGATTCTCTCATATCCAACAGGTCGGGCAGTATGCGGAATGTTTCCTTTTTTCCATCTTGACTCGCTGTAGCCAGTGCTGTTTTTAATTCCCTTGTTCCACGGCACTTGACCTTTCTTGAATTTTGTATCTGACATGGTTACACCTCCATGTCCATGTCGCCAACAGCAATACGTGGCACTTCTTGATTAGTATTTAAACCTTTGTATTGAGCAATCAACTTCACTGCTTCAAGCTGTGTCTTGTGTGCATCAATGATATTTTCGCTGACTTGTGAGATAGTTTGCGCTCGCTTAACTTCTGTTTCTAGCTCGCTTTTGTCTGCTTTCGCTAAACGGTCTAACTGGTCGAATAAATGTTTATTTAAATCTTTTAATGTACTCATAATAATAGCGCCCTTTCGATTGATTAAAATTAAACTGTAGTTTATTATTGCATTGTTTTGTATATTGTCAAGCTTGTAGATTATGCTTTTTACAAGCACAATAAAAAAAGACCTGCATTGTGGGCAGGTCGAAAGGGTTAGGAAATCTTATTATGAATTATGATGGTTTGTCAATTGAGCAGATAAGATCGGCTTTGTCTTTTATTGACCCTGAATCACGTGACGATTGGTTGATGGCAGGCATGTGTATTAAGCACGAGCTAGGCGAGCAAGGCTTTGACATGTGGAACGCGTGGTCGAGTATGGGTAGCTCTTACAATGCTAAGCACTGCAAAAGCCAATGGAAAAGCTTTAAGTCTGGCAAAGGGCGTACAATCGGTACATTCATGTACCACGCCATGAACTCAGGTTTTAAGTTTGACGAACGGGCACAACGTGTATCACCGCATATTATTCAGCAGCGAAAAGAGCGCCAAAAACAGCTAGAAATTGAAGCGAAGCAAGAAGAACAACGCACAGCACATCAGCAAGCGAAATCAGCGAATAAAGCTCAACTGTTATGGTCGCAATCTAAAGAAGTTGAAAGCCATGAATATCTGACAAAAAAAGATACTATGGTGCATGGCTTGCGGGTAGGGCAATGGGTTTATAAGAATGAAAACAATGAATTAATAACAGAAAACAATGCTTTGCTTGTGCCATTGTCGTTTAATGATGATATTGTGTCATTACAAGCGATTTTCCCATGTGGCACAAAAAAGCTACTTTATGGAGCAAAAAAACAGGGTGTGCATTTCATTTTTGGTGAATATACGCCTACGATTTTGATTTGTGAGGGATGGGCTACAGGTGCAACACTACACGAAGCAACACAGCTCATGACGTTTGTCGCTATTGATGCAGGGAACTTAGAGCATGTTGCCAAGTATGTCAGAAGAAAATATCCATTATGTCGTATAAAAATATGTGCAGACAACGACCAGTACGGCAAGTCTAACACTGGTATTAAATCAGCGAACAAAGCTGCTTGTTCTGTCGATGCTGATGTTGTTTATCCGATATTTAAGTACCTATCAAGCAAACCAACTGACTTCAATGACTTGTACCATGAAAGCGGATACAACGCCGTTTATGAGCGTGTCATGTCTGCACAAATGTATTTTGCTAAAGAAAATGATAATGACGTTTTTGACTCGTTTGACTTGCCATATATTGAAGATGCTGAGCGAGTATTGGAAGAGTCACAAGGAAGCCTTAGTGTTGCTCGCGCCGCTCTTGTTGTTGCTTTGAGAATGGCGGACAAGGTTCCAGCATTCATGACGATTGAGCAGATTAGAAAGCATATCGGTCATCCGTTGATTAATCCACGCACTCATACTTCAATCATGTGCCGTGTGCAGTGGTCAATTCAGAATCGAAAGCGCATGGCATTGACAGCAGTAAAACCGCAATCATGGGGCAATAAACACGACCACGTTGTACTGTCGTCATTGTCTGAATTTAAAGTCACTAATCCTGTTTCTCTTGTGTTTGCTCCGATGGGATCAGGAAAAACCAAAGACGTGATCAAGCCTTTTTGCGACTCGTCAGAGAAGCCATTTTGCGCTATTGCTCACAGGCGTTCACTCATTGCTGACCTTGCTAGTCGATTGAACATAGCGAGCTATGAAGATTCAGGCGCTCAGCATCAAGACAAGCTTGCTATCTGCTTGCCTAGTATTGATTCAGCAAACATGCAGACGTTTATCAGCCGTGCTTCAAATATTGCAATTGATGAGGTTTCACAGAATATTCGATTCACGAAATCAAAAGAATGCAAAGTTTCAGGACGTACAGAAGAACACGTATTTTTTGGCTTGAAAAAACTTGTGAACGAAGCTGAAACAGTGATTGCTGCCGATGCTTCTATTGATCAAACCACGATTGATTTCTTTGAACAAGCGAGACCTGACGAGCGTTTTACTATTGTTGAGTTGCTGCCCGACAACAAGCGAGAACGCAAATGCTTCTTGTATTCTGACCGTGCTGACTTGCTCACAAAAATAGAAATCGAATTGCAGAATGGCGGCAATGTTTGGCTTGCGGTTGAAAGTGCTGAACGCGCTGAAGTTATCAAACAAATATTTGAAAAGAAGTATGAAACGCTGTCAATCACATCGAAGAACAGCAAGCGAAAAGAAATACGTGAGTTTTTAGATAATATCGAAGAATATTCACGTAATTACAGATTGGTTATTGCATCCCCGGCGATTAGTAGCGGTGTGTCAGTTGAACATAGAGACGGCAAGCACTTCACAATTATTGCAGGCATGGCTAGTGGTCACAAGATTTGTTTTAGTGATTTCGCTCAGATGTTGGCACGTGTTCGATATGTTGATCACTACCACGTGTTCTTGCAGCCGAACAACAAGCGATTCGAGCATGTCAATGCGGTGTCAATCCTGACAGGTTTAAGACAGGCAGCAATGCTTGAGGGTGCGAGCATCAAAGAAAATGAATACTCAAATTTCAAGGCGCATATCGAAGCGACTGAGGAAATGTATCGCGCGGATTTCGCAAACGGTTTCTGCTGGTTCCTAGAATACTACTGTTTTGAGATTCTAGGCGGTTTTGTTGTAGAGACGAACCATTGGCTATCTGAGCAAGTAAAAGCGCTCACAAGCGAAATGAAAGAGAAATACAGGCATTCTGTGAAGTCAGCGGACAAGATTTCCAAAGAGCAAGCGTTTTTCATTGAAAACAAGCAAGACCAGACGGACGATGAGCAGCATCAGCTAGTTGCTTATAAGATCAGGTCAAGTTTAGGTTTTGAACTCGATCATGATATTTCTGATCTTGATATTGATATGTTCGAGAATTTACCAACGCTGGATAGGTTCGCAAGATTGCTTGGTTTTAGCTTTGAATCTGACGAATCGGACAAGAATATCGCTTTAAGACGCTTCCAAAGCGCACAGATTCGCGCTACATCGATTATTTTCGAAAATATGACGTTAGGTAGCACCACGTTTGATAAATCGCTCTGTGACGAAATCATGCAGCGTGTGACGAATAACGAGAATAGATTCTTGCTTTCATCGTTAAAATTAATTCCAAGTAAGTATGGCGCATGGCGTGAGTCAAAACGTGGGGATTTGCTTCCTATGAATTTACCCGAGAATAAATCTCGTGCAGTCGCTCAGATTTTAGAGAAATTCGGCTTATCTTGGAGAAGAACACGAAACAAAATGATTGGTGATAATGTGTATAAAATTACAGATGAGTCTATTAGTAAAATGACAGAATACGCTACGCGTAGATATAGCAATTTATCTTAAATAT